ATAAGATTTGGGCTTTCCCCCTAAAACATCCAGATTATCCTTTATCAAAAATATTTCAGCTCTGATGCTATCATTCGGACCATATATAATTCTAGATTTTAGTTCTCCTAATCTGACAAGTTTACGAATACTTTGAGATTTGATTCCAAAATAATAACTAAAATCATGCATCGAATACCAAGATTTGTCGTTCTTCAGAACAGAAACAGGGATAACGTGTTTATCTAGAGCTTTCTGGCAATGAATACACTTCATGCCCCGTTTGTCATACCATGTTTCTTGATAAGACATAGTATATTTACAGATTGGGCAGGTATATCCTTCCCCATCGTCCAAATGGAACCCCTTTGGTTCTTTTTTAAGCCTTTCATTCCTACGCACATCTCTCAAAGCTGAATCATAAAGCAGACGGACAAGCCCTTCCAAATTATGAGCCGCTTCAGATGCTTCATCAAAAGACATCTTCTTCTCGTTTTTTTTATTATAAATCTCTTGAAATTCTTTTATAGCTTTTTCTGGGAGTGACATAGGTTTAGGTTAGGTATCTTATTTATAATATATCTTACTGCATTTTCATAACATATTTCATTCTCCTCTTCATCCTCAGTAAAACTGATAGTAAAATTTAGAGTTCTGTCCTTATTTAATTTGATTTTGCCGACAGATATGTGCCCATATTTGGATTGTTTTTTTAGCATTTGTTTTTGTTTTAAGAAGATAGTGAAGTCTATTCTACTACATTCGGGATCTTCAGTTGCCTAGAGCAACCCCTTCAGATATAGTTGAGATGCGCATCGCAGACATATAGGTCAGAAGTGATTTCCAAAAAGCCCATCGGCTCCCGATCGTGGAGAGAGATGGGCAACCGGAAATCACGATTGGGAAAGCCTTCTGGCATACCGTCTGTGATGCGCACCGGTTGTCCATTTTTATGTAACCCGTAAATCAATTATGGAAATATCAGAAGCATCATTTCAGCTCCCAATAACAATAAGAGAAGTTGTCAACAAAGTTCACAAAAAACAGTATCTCTTGCCAGCAATCCAGAGGGAATTCGTATGGGAGCCAAAACAAATCACGGAATTATTCGACTCATTAATGCGTGGCTACCCAATAGGATCATTCTTGTTTTGGCAAGTAAGCAAAGACAAAGTAAACGATTTCCAATTTTATGAGTTTATACGGGATTATCACGAAAGAGATAATACTCACAACCCTAAAGCCAATATCACTGGTGAAGAAGGTATCGTATCTATTTTGGATGGGCAACAAAGGTTAACAGCCATATACATCGCACTAAAAGGTACTTACTCTTTCAAGCTGTATAGAAAGAGAACAAAAACAGATAAAGCTTTTCCAAAAAAGAAACTGTACCTAAATCTGCTATCGGAGTCCGATGTTTTTGCCATGAAATATGACTTTCGTTTTTTAACCGAGGAAGAAGCTACTAATTCAAACGATACCATTCATTGGTTCGAGGTCGGAAAAATCGTGGAATTTAACGGCTTTCTGGAAATCAACGCCTATTTGAGAAAAAATGATCTATTCAAAACCAAATTTCCCGAAGACTGCTTGTTCAATCTATTCGAAGTAATTACTCAAAAGAAAATAATAAATTATTATCTGGAAACATCTCAAGAACTGGATAAGGTTTTAAATATCTTCATAAGGGTAAACAGCGGAGGAACGATATTGAGCTACTCAGATTTATTACTCTCTATAGCAACAGCTCAATGGAAAACGAGAGATGCCAGAGAAGAAATCAACTCGTTCGTAGATGAAATAAACCAAACAGGTAACGGATTCACTTTTGACAAAGATTTCGTGTTAAAAAGTTGTCTAATCTTGTCAGACATAAAAGACATAACTTTCAAGGTAGACAATTTCAATTCGGAGAACATGGGAATAATAGAAGCCAAATGGGGAGAAATGATGCAAGCCTTAAGAATTGCCGTAGAACTGATTGCCAGCTTCGGATACAACTTCCAAACACTGGTATCTAACGCAACGGTTATACCCATAGCCTACTACATTTTAAAGAATGGAAATCCTGATAACTTCGTCTTATCGGGAAATTACCAAGACGATAGAACTAAAATCAAAAAATGGTTGATTCTGTCTCTCCTAAAAAGAGTATTCAGCGGTCAACCAGATAATGTATTTCGACCACTACGCAAAATACTCCAAGACTCTTCTAAGGGATTCCCGTTAGAAGAAATCGTTGCAAAATTCAAAGGGACGACAAAATCAATAATCTTCAATGAAGACGACATCGAATTTCTTCTTAATTCAAAATATGGGCAGAGCCATACATTCTCCGTGCTGTCAGTCCTCTACCCTACCTTGGATTTCAGAAATAGGTTCCACCAAGACCATATTTATCCAAGAAGCTTGTTCAACCCAAAGTTTTTGAGGAAAAAAGGGATTAGCGAAACAGATATAGATTTCTATTTGGATAATGTTAACAACATCGGGAATATTCAATTATTAGAAGGATTGCCAAATGAAGAAAAATCAAATCAAGAATTTGAAGAATGGATATTGAAATACTTTAAAGGTAACGAACAGGAACAAAAAGAATACATGCAAAAGAACTACATACCAGAAGGGCTTTCCATAGGATTTGATAACTTCAAAGAGTTTTTCAAGAAAAGAACTGATATATTGAGAGGGCAACTTAAAAGAAAACTAATTTAATGCTATCCAAATCCGATTACCTTCGCTACCTACAATGCAAGAAATGCTTGTGGCTCTATAAACACCGAAAGGATCTCAAACCAAAACCATCTACATCACAAGAAGCGATATTCGAGCAAGGGTACAAGGTGGAGAATTACGCACGCGAGCTTTTCCCAAAAGGTGTTGAGATTGAAGATGTGTTTTCTGATGGAGACAAGAAAACAAAGGAGCTAATCGCAAATGGAGAAAAGGTTATTTATCAAGCTTCAGTAATGGCGGAAGGGCTTTGGGCTATGGCTGATATTTTCATAAAGAACGGGAACAAATGGGATATTTACGAAGTTAAATCCTCAACCGAAGTAAAAGACGAACATATTGCCGACTTGTGTTTCCAGAAAATAGCTTTTGAAAAAGGTGGATTCAAAATCGGAGATACCTACTTGATACACATAAACAACGAATATGTAAAAAACGGAGAGATTGAGCCGAAGAAACTACTAACGATAGAAAAAATCACAGAGCAAGTCGACAATCTAAGAAACAGTATCGAAGTGGACATACCGAAAGCGATCAAAATAACCAAGGATACAGAAGAACCAACGATAAAGATTTTGAAACAGTGCAAAAAACCTTATGAATGCCCTTTCAAAGAATATTGTTTCAAGGATATTCCACCTTATTCCATTTACAATCTTACGAGAATAAACGAGAGAAAGCTGACAAACCTCTTGGACATGGGGATTATGGAAATATGCGATATACCTAATGATTTTCCGCTATCAACAGCGCAAGAGAATCAGATTTTAACAGCCAAGAGCGGGAAACCAATAATTGAGACAGGGAAGATAGCGACTACGCTTAAATCACTCCCCTATCCTCTTTATTTTCTTGATTATGAGTCGATTGCGCCAGCTATTCCGATTTACAATGGAACAAAGCCATATCAACAAGTCTGCTTTCAATACTCACTCCATGTGATAACAGAAAGCGGTACAGAGCATTACGAATACTTAGGAAATGGTGATAAAAATCCTATTCCCGACTTATTAAAAAGCATGAGGGGAAATATCGGAGATATAGGAGCTGTCATCGTTTGGAATAAAACATTTGAATCGAGTCGAAACAACGAAATGGCAGAGATGTATCCAGAGTATAAAGACTTTTTGGCATCCGTTAATGAGAGGATTTTTGACCTTATGGAAATTTTCAGTAAGCAATATTATGTTCATCCTGAATTTAAAGGCAGATACTCGATTAAGAAAGTACTCCCAGTAATTGTACCTGCACTTTCTTACAAGAACCTCGAAATACAAGAAGGCGGCACAGCATCGCTAAAATGGTTCCAGATCGCCAACGGAGAAATTACTGGAAGCGAGAAGGAAGAAATATTTAAAAACCTACTGAAATACTGCGAGTTGGATACACTGGCGATGGTAAAGATTTGGGAGAAACTTATTGCACAAACTCAACACCATTAATACAAGTAGGATCAATAAGAAAACCATTATCATTTAAGTCATGGCAGGATAGAGATTTTACTCTATATCCATGTTCTTCGTGATAGATCCTGCACATGATATCCCCTCTCTCCCTGATATTAGCAAGTACCTTCTTCCCCAAGAATGGAAACAATTCAAATCCAAGCATAATAAACTTGTTAACAAATAAGAATACTTAAATTATAAATTATTCAATCCCCTTTTACAACCCAACTAACAGATATGGTACAGCTAAATAATAGCTCGGTCTATTCTTCGCAAATCCCATCAAAAACCCCCATCCGTCTAAGCGCCTCATAAACATCCTCCCATAAACCTTCTGGCGTTTTTTTAGCATAGTGAGGAATGATATGAATTTTAATCCCTCTGTTTGTGGTATACACCACTTCGCCCTTACGTTTTTTAGGCATATTAATAAATTAAAAAATCACGAAGCGACAAACAACACAATCCACGCATAACGCAAACCAGCATAATACAAACCCGAAATACTAAAAACGCGATTCTCTCACCTATAAAAAAAGTCGAAAAAGTGGAAAAAGTTAAAAAACCTTTCTTGAGTTCGTCAACATTTACAAGAACTGTAAATTCATTGTGAAATAATAGTATTGCAAACAATTAAAAACAAATTAAAATCGCAAATGGAACAAGGCACTCTCGCTCTTTGAAAACCAGCAATAATTATACCCATATTTTTTATGTCGCTAAACAAAGAAAGCGTTACAGATTAGCGACAGTAGCAACTCAACTTTTACACAAAGTAGCCATAACGCTGGCTACGCACCTAGAAAGCTATTTATATCAAATGAATTCTAAGTAAACAAAATTAAATTATTATTATCAGAAACTCAAGACTTAAAGTCTTTATCATTTCCCAAATACTCTCCAGATAAGCAGAAAATAATATTTAAAATGTTAACTTCATTATTCGTTTCATATGAATAGCTTTTTTTATTTTCTAACATAAAAACACATGTCAAAACGGATCTCAGTAACATACATCCCTATCGAGAAAATCAAGATCGATAGTTACAACCCTAGGCGATGGAGCCAAGCCCAACTTAATCATCTCATGAGAAGTATAGATCGATTTGGGATGCTCGACGCCCTGATAATAAATGTAGCAAGCGGTAGGAAATTCGTACTTATCGGAGGACATATGAGACTCGCGGCATTGAAAGCACTCGGATACAAAGAAGTGCCTGTAGTTTTTGTGGACATACCAGACATAGAAAAGGAAAAAGAATTGAACATCAGGCTTAATGCAAACACAGGTTCGTGGGACATCGACCTTCTGAAAGACCTCGGGATAGACATCTTAACAAAAGCCGATTTCGATTGCGGAGAGATAGACGGAATGTTCAACGATGTACTGACAATCGAAGACGATGAGTTTGATGTCGCAAAGGAGCTGGAAAAAATAAAAGAACCCAAGGCAAAGGAAGGAGACCACTACCTACTCGGGAAGCATCATCTGATTTGCGGAGACAGCACAAACCCAGAAGTCGTGAAGAAAGTAACCGATGGAACGCAAATCGACATGATAAATTCGGACAGTCCATACAATATCAAACTCAACTACAACAAAGGGATTGGCACCAAAGGAAAGTACGGAGCAACCAAATGCAACGACAACAAGTCAGACACAGAGTATCGGAAGTTTCTTAAGACAACATTGTCGAACGGACTATCAGTATGCAAGAAGGATGCACACATATTCTACTGGTGCGACCAAAAATACATCGGCATGATTCAGGATATATATGCGGAACTCGGCATCAATTTTAAAAGGGTATGCCTTTGGATTAAGAACTCCAGCAATCCAACTCCTCAAATCGCATTCAATAAATGTTATGAACCCTGTGTATACGGAATAACTGGAAAACCCTATCTCTCAAAGTCAAAGAATTTCAGCGAGATCCTAAATAAGGAGATAGATTCAGGTAACCGAACCATAGACGACATACTCGATTTACTCGACATCTGGCTCGTAAAAAGACTCCCAACTACAACCTACGAACATCCGACCTCGAAACCGCCTTCTCTCTACGAGAAAGCCCTCCGACGATGCTCCAAGCCTGGAGATGCCGTGCTAGATCTATTCGGAGGAAGCGGAAGCCAGCTCATAGCGTGCGAACAGTTAAAGCGTATCTGTTACATGGTCGAACTCGACCCAGTTTTTATAGACTTAATAATCAATCGATATGAAAAACTCACAGGGCAAAAAAGCCGAAAACTCAATTAAGCCAGGGACGATATTCCAACTCGGGGATCACAGACTCGCATGTGGCGACTGCACCAATCCGAACCTATTATCAGCACTGATTGGCAAAGATAAAGTTTCTCTGATATCAACGGATCCGCCTTACGGCGTAGCATATGTCGAATCAAAGCTTGGATTCAGCGAATCTATCAACCACAAGGTGATCGCAAATGATCAATTTCAATCCGACAAAGCATATACGGGATTTACAAAGGAATGGCTCGAAGCAATTAAGCTGTATTTTGCCACAAAAAACTCCGTATACATTTTCAATTCGGACAAAAAAATCTTCGCGTTAAGAGAAGGGATCATTCAGGCAGGTTACCATTTTGCTCAACTCCTTATATGGGTAAAAAGTCAGGCTGTTGTTGGCAGGCTGGATTATCTCCCACAGCACGAGCTTATCGCCTACGGCTGGTATGGTCGGCATTCTTTCAAGAAGTCCAAGGACAAAAGCATTCTTTTCTGTCCCAAACCAGAAAAGAATATTCTACACCCTACCATGAAGCCGATCAGTCTATTACGCAGGCTCATCCTAAACAGCACTGACATTGGTGAATATGTTTTTGATGGTTTTTCTGGTTCAGGTTCAACACTCATAGCTTGTGAGCATGTTAAGCGAAAATGCCTGGCTGTTGAGCTAGACCCTGAATATTGCCAAGTAATCATGGATAGATTTGAGAAACTCACAGGTATAAAACCAAAACTTTTAACCCAATTAACAGATGAAAAATGACAAAATTACAAAACGGCAAAAGGAACAAAAAGAGGCAATAATTCAAAACCTCGAAAAGATTCCAATTATCCAAGTTATATGCGAAAAACTTGGCATTAGTAGAGCTACCTTTTACAGGTGGAGAGAGTCAGATCCCGACTTCGACAAGAGGGTAAAAGAAGCCCTAAACAAGGGCATATCGTTAATAAACGATCTAGCAGAAAGTAAATTGCTGGCGAACATTCAAGACCAGAATACAACCTCAATCATATTTTGGCTCAAAAATCATCACTCAGCGTATAGAGAGAGGCTCGAAGTTTCAACCAGCCACAATGAGGAAGAAGAAAACCTAACCTCAACTCAAGAAGCAATCGTAAAAGCGGCTATGAAAATAGCCAAAAATTATCTATTACCTAACCCCAACACAAATGGAGCCTCAAATGACGAATCAATCGACCCCACAAGTAATAGCGAACATGGTCGCCAAGGACCCTGCAGTCAGGAAAAAACTAGCTAAAGAAAGTCATCTTTGGTTTACAACAATCTATTTTAAAGACCATACCAAATATGACTTTGCGGATTTTCACAAGGATCTATTCAGAATTACGGAAGATCCCGATCTAGATCTGGGAGTTATAACCGCATTTAGGAACTCCGGGAAAAGCACGATATTTACACTTTCCTATCCGATATGGGCAATTATCGGAGAACCTCAGAAGAAATTTGTCATGATCGTCACATTAACTCAAAGGCAAGCAAAACAAATCATGACAAATATTCGAACCGAACTGGAAACAAATGTCACGCTGAAAAAAGAGATCGGACCGTTTGAGAGCAAAGATACCGAGTGGGGAGCGTATTCCATCATACTCAACAGGCACAAAGCGAAAATCATGGTCTTGTCTATGGAACAATCTATCCGTGGTATTAGGCATGGAGCAAATAGACCTGATTTAATCATACTTGATGACGTCGAAGATCTGGCAACCATAAAAAATCCCGATATACGAGATAAAACATGGGATACTGTCACAAGTTCAATACTCCCTGCTGGATCTGAAAATCTGAAAGTAATTGTGATCGGAAGCAAATTACATGAAGATGGAGTAATTATGCGATTCAGAAAAGAGATTGATGCTGGTATAAGAAAAAAAAGCAGATATATCGAAGTACCGATAGTTTATTCTGACGGAAGAATTGCATGGCCAGATCGTTTCAAAACAATGGACGATGTTGAACAGGAGAAACGACTTAAAACAGGTGGCAATGAATCTGCATGGAGACGCGAATACTTAAACGAAATTGTTAACGCAGAAGATGCAATCATTTTCGGAAAGGATATTCATCGCTACAAAGATCTACCGCCATTTGATAGCAAGAATGAATTCAGGTTTATAGCGCTATCTGTAGACCCTGCAATTTCAACAAGCTCAACCGCAGATTGTACGGCAATTACAATCTTGGTCGTACATGGCTACGCAGAGAGGCTGAGAATCAGGATATATACACCAATTATAAATGAAAAACTTGAAGGTCCCGATATAATTAAAAAAATCAAAGGATTATATCTCGACTTTGAAACAAGGTTTAAGGTCAAACCAAAAATTTTCATTGAAAGCGTTGGTGGATTCATACATGTATCACAATCCTTAAAAAGAGAACGCTATAATGTTGATGCTATACCTGTAAAAGAAGATAAGCGAACTCTACTAGAATCGATACAGGGATGTATTAAGGATGGTACGGTATTATTCCCAGAAAAAGGATCTGAAGAACTTGAACGGCAACTCCTGAATTTTGGAGCAGTTAAACACGATGATTTGTGCGATAGTTTAACGATGGGCGTAAGAACTATCATAGAAATGGATCACGAGAAAGCAAGTTGTGGAGTCGGATGCGTACTCAACAATGGCGATATAATGATTAACGGAGTAGTAACGGCACAGGCAAAATATTATTACCTGAATGGCTACCATACTGAACCAATTGAGGAATATTATCGACGACTCCAAAAACTCAATGATGAAGGATGTTTCTTATAATAATTCTTCCACCTTGCCTAATGTTGCTCTTTGGCATGTTGAATGCAGTTATGACTAGATTAGATTCCACCGTTGCGTCATCTCTTGTATAGATTTTATAACCTATAAAAACTATGCAAACCGAGGTGACGCAACCGTTAGGGAGAATTCAAAACCTCAATTACTCCCCTCCCTTGCAAAAAGCGGTAAAGTACTGCTTGTATGCAAGAAAATCTTCCGAGGATGACGAGAGGCAAGCTTTATCCATAGACTCGCAGATAAAAGAGATGCTCGCGTTAGCGGAGAAAGAAGGACTTGAAGTGGTAGAAATACGCAAAGAAGCACACTCGGCCAAGGAATCAGGAACAAGGCCTATATTCAAACAACTACTCGACGACATAGGTCGTGGTATGTTTGATGGAATTTTGACTTGGGCGCCTGATCGCCTTTCGAGAAATGCCGGGGATTTGGGAAGGATAGTCGACTTCATGGATCAAGGAATGCTTACAAATATCAAGACTCATGGACAACAGTTTTCAAACAACCCAAACGAGAAATTCTTACTGATGATTCTCTGTTCGCAGGCCAAGTTGGAAAACGACAATAAAAGCATCAATGTAAAAAGAGGTCTCAGAACAAAATGCGAGATGGGGATACGGCCAGGGTGCGTACCATTAGGTTACAAACTCATCCGCAATAGCGAGAATTTAAGAGAAGCAAGTACTATCGTGGTAGATGAAGAAAGGGCTCCGTTCGTTAAAAAGATGTTCGAGTATGTGAACAGTGGTTTAAGTGGTCATCAAGTCAACGAATATCTAACAGATGAAGGGTTCAGGACAAAAAGTGGAAAACCTGTAGCATTAAGCATGACATATAGAATCTTTAAAGAGACCTTCTACTACGGTGAATTTGAATATCCGAAAGGAAGCGGAAACTTGTATAAAGGGGCTCACACTCCCCTAATCTCGAAAGAAGAATTTATTGAAGCAAATAAAAGACTCGAAGTTCCAGCCAAAGGCTTATGGGGACGCAAAGAATTCTACTTCAAGAAGCTATTCAAATGCGGGCACTGCGGATCGGGGATAAGTGCAGAGGAAAAAGTAAACAGATATGGTACCCTTTACACTTACTATAAATGCAACAGGATGAGCCGAAGCCGATGCAGATCAAAATACATATCAGAAACAAAACTAATCGAATCCATCGCAAAAATGGTTGTTCAAATCAAAGGAGACCATCTACATTTAGAGAGAAAACTCGCCAAAGAGATTGAGAAATTTACTGAGCTTCAAAAGATAGCAACGGGGAAAGAAACAGGCATCACGATAACAACTGAGGCTTATCTGCAATACATCTTGAAAAACGGTTCCAATCAGGAGAAAAGGAGCATTCTTGAGTATCTTGGACAGCTGTACTTGAAGGATGGAGAGGTAAAAACTGATGAAGGGGCCTCGGCTATTTAAGACGGATAAAATAAAGCCATTTCGTATAACCAGCTGGTTTTCGTGTTTTATACGAAAAGGTTTTAGATGTATTATCAAATCAAGCTACTAATTTGGTGAATTAATTTCATAAATTCATGACCGACTCAAAAAAAGACTTATCCGAACAGGATATCCGTACAAAATACATCTCCCCAGCAATCAAGCAATCTGGATGGGATGAAATTACACAGTTGCGTGAAGAAGTTTATTTCACAGCAGGACGAATAGAAGTAAGAGGCAAAACTATAAAGCGTGGAAAAGCAAAAAAAGCTGACTATGTCCTTTACTACAGAAACAACTTCCCTATCGCCATTGTTGAGGCAAAAGACAACAACCATTCGGTAGGAGATGGAATGCAACAAGCGATGGAATATGCGGCTACCTTGGACATCCCTTTCGCATATAGCTCAAATGGAGATGGCTTTTTGGAACATGATTTTTTGACTGGGAAAGAAAAACAATTGCAAATGCACGAACTACCTTCTCCAACGGAACTTTATAATCGTTATGCTGAGAACTTAAAGATTAATGAACCTACTCAGAAAGTTATGGCTAGCCCATATTATTCCGACGGTTCAGGAAAGATTCCTCGTTACTATCAACAAATTGCCATAAATAGAGCCGTAAAGGCTTTTGCAGATGGGCAGAAAAGAATTTTATTAGTCATGGCAACCGGTACAGGAAAAACTCTTGTTGCAGGTCAAACAATCTGGAGATTGTGGAAAGCTGGATCGGCTAAACGCATCTTGTTTTTAGCTGATAGAAATATTTTGGTGGATCAAACGATGACGAACGATTTTAAACATTTTGGCGACAACATGGCCAAGTTGTCGGCGAAACATGGTTCGATCGAATATCAAGATAAACAGAACTTGGCGATTGGAGGTAAAAGTAAAAAAGTTGATAAAGCCTACCAAATTTATCTCGGACTTTATCAGTCTTTAACCAGTAATGATGAGGTCGATGATGTTTTTAAACAATTTTCTCCTGATTTTTTCGATTTAATAATAGTGGACGAGTGTCATCGTGGAAGTGCGGCAGAAAATTCCGCATGGCGCAGAGTTTTGACATATTTTTCATCAGCAACACATATTGGTTTAACCGCTACTCCAAAGGAGACAAAGGATGTTTCTAATATTGAATATTTCGGGGAGCCTATTTATACATATTCGCTTAAACAAGGTATCGATGACGGCTTCCTTGCTCCTTATAAAGTGGTACAGATCATGCTTGATAAGGATGTTGGAGGTTATAGACCGAGTATTACTGACAGAGACAGAGAAGGTCGTGAAATTGAAGATAAAGTTTACACCACTAAAAATTATGATAGAGACCTTGTTCTAACCGAACGCACTAATACAGTTGCCAAAGAGATTACACGATTTCTGCAAGCAACTGACCCATTTGCAAAAACAATTGTCTTTTGTGTGGATATTGATCACGCCGAGCGCATGAGGCAGGCGTTAGTAAATGAAAATGCCGATCTTGTAAAAGAAAATCGTAAGTATGTAATGCGCATAACTGGAGACAACGAAGAAGGGAAAGCCGAATTGGATAATTTCATCGACCCTGAAAATCTTTATCCAACAATTGTTACAACAAGTAAGTTAATGACAACAGGAGTTGATGCACAGACCTGTAAAGTGATTGTTCTGGATTCAAATATCAATTCAATGACAGAATTCAAACAAATCATCGGCCGTGGCTCACGCATTAAAGAAGAATTCGGAAAAACACATTTCACCATTCTTGATTTCCGCAAAGTAACCGAGCTTTTTGCTGATCCAGACTTCGACGGAGATCCAGTACAAGTAAAAGAGATTAAAGAAGGAGACGAATTCGTGGACGACAAGACGCAAGTTGATCAAGGTATGGATCAAGAAGAGGATGAAATTTTCACGGAAAAGCCAATGATTATCGAAGGCGGTGAAATCGTCGAAGGGAAAAAAGAAAAAGTTTATGTTGATGGAGTACCAGTTAAACTGGCTTACAAACAAACGCAGTATTTGGGAGCTGACGGCAAATTAATAACCGAATCTTTAAAGGACTACACCAAGAGAAAAATTTTACAGGAGTACTCTTCACTCGATGATTTTATAAATAATTGGGACAAACATAAAAAGAAATACTTTATTTTGGAGGAACTAAGTCAACAAGGAGTGATGCTTTCGGAACTGCAAAAAGATATTGGTCATGACTTAGACCCGTCCGATCTGATTTTGCATGTAGCTTTTGGAAAAAAGAAATTAATGACCCGCAAGGAAAGAGCCAATCATGTTCGCAAGAAAAATTATTTTGATAAGTATAGCGAAAAAGCTCGAGAAGTTTTGGAAGCATTGCTAGATAAATATGCAGACGAAGGACTACAGCATCTCGAAGATATCAATATTTTGAATGTTCAACCTTTTTCGCAGTATGGCTCCCCTATCGAGATTATTCACGAATTTGGTGGACGCGATCAGTATCTACAGGCGGTGGAAAGTCTTGAGAAGGAAATTTATGCTTTTTAGATCTTTAAAAATGAATAAAAAAATAAATTTCAATGTTAAACAAAAAATGATCGCTCTTTCTGGCGCATGTTTCTGGTTTTGGAGTAGCTTTCATAATTTCCTAAAAAGTTGCGGAGTTAATCAACGATTATTGGATAAATATCCTCAGGGTATATTTACCAAATACAGTGCGATGACGAATATTATCAACGACTTAGAAGAATTAAATAGAATCGATATCATTCAACAAATGATTTCAACTTTTTTCCAAATGAAATCTCCAATTGACGGGAAGGACATTTTGGACGATATAAAAGCAAAAAAACTTCTAGCTGAATTTAAAGAACTGGTTGGTGACGACCCTATAGAGATAGCTCTTCAGAAAAAAGAAACAGAAGAAAAAAGGAATTTAGCTTCTCAAGAGAGAGAGGAACAAAATTTAAAAATGGAAAAGATGGAATCCTTAAAAAAGGATTTCTCAGCAATGTTTCAAAAGACTGATAAATTACAAAAAAGAGGGTTTGATTTAGAATCTTTATTTTTTGAAATATTAGAATTAGAGGAATTTGAATTTAAAAAACCATATAAGTCTGACGGGGAACAAATTGATGGCCATTTTAAGTATGAAAAGTTTGATTATTTGGTCGAAATTAAATGGACAAACGAGCCAAGCAAACAATCCGATCTTTCAGTTTTTGATGGAAAAATAAAGAATAAAGCCCAAAGCACGAGAGGATTATTTCTAGCTATTAATGGTTTTGATCAGAATTCAATTATTAAATTTTCCGGTAACAGCCCACATATTATACTAATGGACGGACAAGATTTAATGCACATTTTGGAAGGTAGAATTTCATTTTTTGATTGTATGAAGGCTAAAGTAGATGCTTTAGTTCGTAATGGTAAAATCTTTTTTAAAATAACCTCATGAGCAATTTATCAGGGATTATCAAATCCATTCAAAACATCATGCGTGAAGATCAGGGTGTAGATGGTGATGCACAGCGACTTTCACAGCTTTGCTGGATGCTTTTTCTGAAAATCTTTGATGAAAAAGAAGCAGAAAGGGAAATTTTAAACCCAAATTACAAGTCGCCAATCCCAGAAGAATTGCGCTGGAGAAATTGGGCGGCAAATGAAGAGGGAGTGACTGGCGATGATCTTCTTAACTTCGTCAATAACAAGCTTTTCCCCACCTTTAAGGAGTTTCCATACACGGCGAAGGATAATGAGGCAGGTTTCATCGTAAAGGCCGTTTTTGAGGACAGTTACAACTACATGAAGAGCGGTACTCAAATGCGTAAGGTAATCAACAAACTTAATGAGTTGAATTTCAATCGCAAAGCAGACAAAGACCAGTTTGGACATATTTATGAGGAATTACTTCAAAGTCTTCAAAGCGCAGGTAATGCTGGCGAATTCTATACCCCAAGAGCGCTGACTAACTTTATCGTGGAGATGGTTGATCCGAAGCTTGGAGAACATGTTTTCGACCCTGCTTGCGGTACTGGAGGCTTTTTAACCTCAGTGATTGAACATTTACGCAAAAGCGAAGTACATACTGCCGAAGATGAATCATTAATAAAACAGACTGTGCAGGGCGTAGAGCTTAAATCTCTTCCACACATGCTCTGCGTAACCAATATGATCTTGCATGGAATCAATGCCCCAACCAATATTCTGCATAATGATTCACTGTCACGACCAATCAAAGATATTTCTCCATCTGAACGCGTAGATGTAATAGTGGCTAATCCACCTTTTGGAGGAAGTGTGAAGGATGGAATTTTGGCTAATTTTCCTAAAAATTTACAGACAAAAGAAACGGCTGATTTATTCTTGGTGCTCTTTATGAAACTTCTGAAGCCGAATGGCCGTGCTGGCATTGTATTACCAGATGGCTCTCTGACTGGTGAAGGTATTAAAGCAAGAATTAGAGAACAATGGCTTACAGAATGCAATCTGCATACAATTATTAGGCTTCCAAATTCCGTTTTTGCTCCTTACGCTGGTGTAGCAACGAATTTGTTATTTTTTCAAAAAGGCGAACCTACGAAAGAAATTTGGTATTACGAACACCGTTTGCCAGAAGGAGTGAAGGCTTATTCCAAGACAAAGCCAATTAATGTGAAGGAGTTTGATCCAATAAAAAAATGGTGGGATAACCGTAAGGAAAGTGATGTCGTCTGGAAAGTTGGTATAAAGGATATCGAAGCCCATGGCTGGGGTTTGGATATTAAAAATCCAAATAAGAAAGATGAAACAATTGATCATTCCAGTAAGGAGCTAATTGCGATGCTGGAGGCTTCCTTCGCTGAGAGTAAGCAAATTTTAGAATCTATTAAATCTGAATTATGAGTGAGTGGGGTACCGTTAAAATTGGAGAATTTCTTTTTGAAAGACAAGGCCGGTATAAACCTGATGATAAAGCAGTTGCTAATTTGCCAAGAATTGAAAAGATAGATTTTATGGGAAAGTTTTTTATTGGGAAAAAACTTTCTAGGACAGATATGATTATGATTAAAAAAGGAGATTTTGTGATTTCAGGAATCAATGTGTCAAAGGGGGCAATGGGGATTTATCGAGGAGGTGAAGATGTTACCGCGACTATTCATTATTCATCATACACTTGTGATAAAAGCCGGATAGATATTGATTATTTTGAACATTTTCTGAGAAGTGCTGAATTTACTAAGCTCTTGAAAGAACAAGTAAAGGGAGGTATTAAAACCGAGATAAAAGCAAAACATCTTTTACTACTCGAAATAAATTTACCTGATTTAGATACACAAAAACAGATCGCAAAAAAACTTCATAAAATTGAATCGAAAAATAAAAAACTTGCTTCCCAAAACTTACTCCAGAAATACCAACTTATCCTTCTCCGTCAATCAATCCTGAAAGATGCTATCTCTGGTAAACTTACTGAGGACTGGCGTAAAGCAAATCCTGATGTTGAGCCAGCAAGTGAGCTTTTAAAGCGAATTAATCTCGAAAAAGAAAGGTTGATTAAAAAAGAAAAATTATTACCATCAATTGAAGCAAATGAAGTGACTTTTGAATTACCTAAGGGGTGGGAGTGGTGTCGATTGGGGAAAATCACAAAATTGATTACTGACGGCAAGCATGGTGATTGCAATAATAATCCTAGTTCTGGATTTTATTTTTTATCAGCTAAAGATGTTCAAAATGGAAAACTAATATATGAAAATGCTAGACAAATTACTGAAGAAGATTTTAGTGAAGTTCACAAGAGAACCAATCTAGAAGTTGGTGATATTTGTATGGTAAATACAGGCGCAACTATCGGGAAGATTGCTATTGCTCAAGAAAACGAACTAACTCAAAGAACAACTTTTCAAAAGAGTGTCGCAGTTATTAAGTTGATCAAGCTAGGTGTTTTAAATAATTTCGCAGAGTTGGTTTTATTGCGTTTCACAAAAGACTTACTTAAAACTTCAAAAGGAAGTGCTATTAACAACTTACTATTGGGGGATCTAAAAAAAATGCTTTTTCCTCTACCTCCAGTTGCAGAACAAAGGGCAATAGTTGTAAAAGCTGAAAAGCTTATGGGGTATGTATCCGAGCTTGAGAAAAAAAGTGCGCAGCATGCAGATAATGCTCTGGTTCTTATGAAGGCATTTTTGGCAGAGGCGTTCAAATCATAATTCTAAAAAATATTATTATGAAGATTTCTAAAATCGTCGTCGAAAATTACAGATCAATTCAAAAGATTGAAATAGACATAGGCAAATTCTCGATTTTTGTCGGTCAAAACAATCATGGGAAAACGAACTTTTTCGAAGCAATAGAATGGTTCTATACGGCTAAGTCGTCGGAGACTGATGAGCATTTTAATAGAGACGAATCCAACAAAATAAGCGTTGAGGTAACTTTTGACGATGTAGTTGATTCTGATATAGGCAAACTTGCCACTGAAGCCAATAAGACAAAGATTAGAACAATGCTCAATGGCTCAACATCTTTTTTAGTTGTTAAAACCAGTGTCGACCATAAGAGAAAATATATTGTTGCAGGGGAAGATAAAGGAAATCCATCAGGTTTTGATACAGTGATGAACGAGTTTTTGCCGAAGTTGGAGTATATAAATACCAAAATATGCCTTGCTGATGTTTCGAAATACAAAGATAAAAATCCCATTGGGACAATGCTTTCTGGCGTTTTAGCCACGATTATCGAGGGGTCACAAGATTACATCGCTTTCAAAGAGCAATTTGCAAAATTATTTGATAACGCCGATTCAGAGGTAAGAAAAGAGCTGAATAAGCTCGGCACTCGGGTTGAGATTTATCTTCAAAAACAATTTCCAGATGGAACGAAAGTAAAGTTTGGAGTTAATCCGCCACATTTTACAGATTTGCTAAAAAGTTTTGATACGAGTGTGGATGATGGGATAGTAACAAAGGCCGAGGATAAAGGTGATGGCATGCAAAGAGCAATAATGCTTTCTATCATTCAGGCATTCGCAGACTATAGAAAAGAACAGAGTGGAGGTGGAACATTTTTATTTATGATCGATGAAGCAGAATTGCATCTCCATCCATCTGCCCAAAGAGCGCTGAAGAAAGCCTTACTGGACATTTGTCATGCCGATCAAGTCTTAGTAAATACCCATTCGTCGGTTTTGGTGGTTGATGATAGTAAATTTCAAAAAATATTTAAGGTGGAAAAACGTGATCGTATTACATTTATTGAACCAATAACAGTTACGGACAAGATAAATGTTATTTTCGAACTGTTGGGTGGAAGTCCATCGGATTTACTGATGCCTCGTAATTTTTTGATTGTTGAAGGTAGATCTGAATTTGTGTTTTTAACAAAGATTATTAGCAGGTTTTATCCTGAAAAATTTTCAGGCATAAAAGTTCTATTTGCTGGCGGTGATCTTGATGAACAAGAGCCTACACTTTTAGCAGTACATAAGCTATTTAACCCTCTTGCTGGTTCGGACAATCCAATTTACAAAGAAAAAGCAGTTATCTTGATCGACAAGCCAAACTCTGATCAACAAACTAAATACAATTCCTTTAAAACTGGGTATCCTTATCTTTTCACAAAAGGCCAAATATTTGAACTCGATAAAGAAAGTCTGGAAGAATATTACCCTTCACCGCACACGAAACAAAAAGGAGAAATCGCAAACGATCAAAAAGTGAATTATGCAAAGGATGTTGCTGAAAAAATTACTCAAGCAGAATTTGAAAGTAATATGAAAATTATGTTTGAAGCTCTGGAATGCAGCAACAATAAAGCATTTAACCCCAAATAATACATATGGCAGACCAAACAATCACATGTCCGAAGTGCAAAACCAAAATTCCTCTCACTGACACTTTGACAGGAGAAATCAGGGAACAGCTTAAAGTAGAAATCGAAAAGGATGTTGCTCTTCGTGAAAAAGCTGTTGCGGAAGGCCAGAAAAGCATAGATGAACAAGTAAGTAAAAAGGTTGACGCTGAAAAGGCTAAAATTATGGCTACGGCCAAAGAGGAAGCAAGTAAGAACAATGAACTGGAAATGCAAAATTTGAAGAAAGCAGATGAAGAGAAAGGGAAAGAACTTGAAGAGATGAGAAAAAAGGCTATTGAATCTATGGATAAGGCGCGTGAACTTGAAACGAAAGATAAAAATCGCGAATTGGAATTTGCTAAAAAAATGGATGAGGCGACCAAGAAAATTGCAGAACAGACCAAAATTGAAGCCGATGATGCTTCGAAAAAGAAATTGCTTGAAAAAGATACAACTATTGCACAAATGCAAAAAGCTCTTGAAGAGGCTCAGCGCAAAGCCGAGCAAGGTTCGATGCAGACTCAAGGTGACGCACAGGAAACAGACCTTAAATTAGCGCTTCAAAGCGCTTTTACAACTGATACTATTGAGGATGTTCCTACTGGAATAAGAGGTGCAGATCTAATCCAAACTGTATTTTCATCTATGGCTCAGAAACAAGGCGTTATACTTTGGGAATCAAAAAACACAAAGGTCTGGAATGCCGAATGGGTAAAGAAGCTAAAAGATGATCAAATCAACATAAAAGCCGATGTTGTGATTATTGCAACGCAAGTTTTACCGGAAGGAATTGAAACATTCGGTTTTAGGGACGGAGTTTGGATCACGGCTTACAAATATGCGTTACCGCTAGTCGGAGCCTTACGCTATCAACTTTCCGAGCTAAGTAGGGTAAAACAATCGGTTGTGGGAAAAGACGCAAAAATGGAGCTTTTATACAATTATTTGGGCGGGGCGGAATTTAAGAACCGCATTGAAACAATCGTTATGGCTTTTGTGAGCTTAAAAGGTGGTTTAGACGCTGAAAAGCGAGCCATGGAGAAAATTTGGAATAAAAGAGAAAAAGAGATTGAACGGGTGATGAAAAACACAACTGGTTTTTATGGTGATTTAGAAGGCATTATGGGGACTATGGCTTTGCCGAGCATCAAGGCTCTCGAACTACCAAGCGGAGAAGATGAATAG